TTCATTTGTTACAAGAGCAAACATAAAGTCAGCAGTTGCAGGCAAACCAAAAGACTCAGAAGTATCTTCAAGGCCTGGATCAGAGTTAGAGAAACCACTTCTTGTTGTTTGTGTTGCAGATACAATCGGAAGATTATTCTCAACAGCAAGACCACGAAGTTCTTCTGCAATTGCCTTGATGTATGAATAACTGTTTACGTTTGCACCAGGTTTAATCCTAGACGAACAACAGATATTTAAATAATCAATAAAGATGATATCAGGTTTGAAACTCTTTTTAAGAGCCAAATCATTCAACAATGCACGAAAGTGTAATGAAGAAGCACTTGCAGTTGGATATTCTTTAATGATTAACTTGCCTTGTGTTTTGCTTTTGAGTGCAGAAAATTTACGATTGTAATCTTCTTTAGTGATTGTTCGTAGTTCATCTAAATCTATATTTAGCAAATTTGCATCGATACGTTCAGCAATCTTTTCTTCGGCCATTTCCATTGTGATATACAATACATTATGACCTTGTGATAGACAACCAGCCGCAACGTGGCACATAAACAAAGATTTACCCACACCAGTACCAGCAAGAGCAATGTTCAACGTCTTAACTGGAAGACCGCCTTTTGTAATCTTGTTAAAAAGGTCTAGGTCAAAACGAATGCGAGATTCTACTTTGTGATATGAATCATACCGAGAATCAGAATCATTGATGTAATCATGCCCAATATTATTATCAAATGTAACACCAAGAGCATCAGATAGAAGTTGTGGGATTTCACCTTTACTTCTTTTACCATCGTCATCAAGAATGCCAACAGATTCCATAATCGCATTATAGATTGCCTTGTCTTGACAAAACTTTTCAGTTTGTTCAATTAGCCATTGACCTTCAGACTTTTCATCCTTACTAGAATGAATTTCTTTTAGAAGGTCGATTGACTCTCTTACTTGTGGTTCAGTTAGAGACTTACTCTCTGTAAAATTAATTACAAGAGATTCGTGTGTTGGAAGATTTTTATATTTGTTTACAAAATCAAATATTTCTTTGAAAACAATCCGTTCGGTGTTGTCAGAGAAATAATCTGCTTTAATGAATGGCAATACTTTTCTAGTGTATACCTCATTGTAAATCAAGTTCTTCAGAATCGTTTGTTCTAGTCTGTTCATTATATCGGTTATTAATAATTAATTCTGTGAGTATGTCACCCATGAGTGTATGAAAGTTATCATCATCGTTCAATTCATCTATATCATGTTCTCCGGCATGAACAATGGTATACCCAAACTCAAGTTTAGGTATACCCAATTCTTTATTTACTCTAGCAGCTGTGTAATGATAAAGAACACCCGTGTAATCACCGACAAGAATTCCTATACCAGTGATATCACTATCTTTGAAGTCAACAAACTTAAAATGTTTATCTTCTTCAGGCTTCATCGACTTCTTCTTCCAAAACTGGAGTTTCTCCCATAATGCTTCCATATGCAATCTCATATTTGTGTTTAATAAATTCTTTAAACTTAGGATCTTTTAAAATTGGATCCATGAACTCAGGTGTTGAAGTATCTGCAATTCGTTTCTTATCACCAATTTCACCAGTTGATTGGTTTACCTTTGCATACCAACCATTGGTGGGTTTAACCACATGACCGGATTCAATAGCAAGGTCAAGTAAACCAGAGTACTTACTAATACCACCATCAAAAGATACAGAAATAGGGATTTTAGATTTTTCTTTAACATAACGAGATTTTTCTACATTGATAATAAAATTGTAACCAACAATTTCAGTGCCATCTTTTTCTTGTTGGCGGCCAATAATATAAATGTTGTCAGCAGAGTAATACGAACCTGTACCACCACCGACAATATCTTTAGGGAACATTCCGATTTCTTTGTATGTGTGATTGACAACAACCATTGAGATATCTTTGATGTTCAAGTGTGGTGTTACCATTCTAAACAAACTCTTAACTTGTTTAGCACGACTCATATCAGCAACAGATTTGCCTTCAAGTGCATCTTCAACTTCTTTCTTTGATGCAAGATTGCCAATCGAATCTAATATAATGATAAGTTTATCACCACGATTCACTTCAGCTAATTGTTGCATAATATCAAACTTCAACTGTTCGATATCAGTCAATGGTGTATGCAACACCCTATCCATGTCAATCTTAAATGTTTCAAAGTATTTGATAGGTGTACCAAACTCTGAATCATAGAACAAAAGGACTGCATCAGGGTATTTGTCCATATACGATTTTGCCATCAACAAACTGAAGGCAGTTTTAAAGTGTTTAGATGGACCCGCCCACATCGTAAGGCCTGGAATAAGACCACCATCAAGTTTTCCAGATAGTGCCACGTTAATCATTGGCACACCTGTTGTGACCATATCTTTTTCTGTAAAGAATTTTGACTTTGATAGTATTGCACTATCTTTGATCGTTGAATTCTTTTTAATTTTATCAAGTAAACTCATATTTCTCCAATATATTTTTTCATTATACACTATTAAAACTAACAAGTGCGGCAATCATGGATTCCACTTTGAATGTGGCACATCAAATACGAAGGTAATTCTTGTGCAGTCACCAATATTTTCAGTACCATGCATTAACTTGTTATTGAACCACAATAATGTTCCTGGTTCTACAATCACTTCTTCATCACCCACCATATATCTGTATCGGCCTTGTATTGATAGATGATATCTATCTTTAGTTTGATAATAAGATCCAATATCAATATGTTTACCTACTGTGCCACCAACTGGTAAAGATAAGAAACCACATCGAGCAAATTCCTTAAAGTTTCGTTTTAAGAATCTTACCATTTCGGTGTGCTTATCAAACGATGGTGTTGCTATACAATACTCAGTATCACCAACATAATCTTCCGCCTTTGTAACCGCACCCACAACTAATTGTAATACACCAGCGGGAAGATCATCGTATCCCATATCAAGTAAAGAACCCACACCTTCCATTTGTTTTTGTGATTCCCAATCACTAGAATATTTTTTCAATTGTGCCAAAATCTTTGACACATTGATTCCAGTTTTGATGATGCGAATGTTATGCAAAGAAACTCTCCAACGTATTGATTTTCTCTGTAGACCAACCCATACAATCTAACACAACTTTGATTGGATCAAGAAACGCCTTACTGAATTGTACATCATAATCAATAAATTCTTGAAGGCCAAACTCTTGAGGTAGTCTTGATGGATAAGAAATGACTGTATCTTTAATTGGATTAGGCATCTTCAAATAGGTGAATTTAATCTTTTCACCTTCTTGTATCAGAGGATATTTCTTTTCCAGTTTAAGAGATTTAAGCCTTGTGTTATATAAGATTGCACCTTTAACATGAATTGGTGTGCCCTTCTTATATAGAGATACAGAATCAGAATACTCCTTCAACCCATTCATTCCACGAGGAAATGATATGTCTTCTGGAGGCAATTGTTTAAATGTTTCTTTGAAGTCAGCAATAAAAACATGAATATCTTCTTCGGTGCCTCGCATCATAATCTTAATTGACTCACGCATTTTCTCACGGATGGCCGCAGGTGTAGATGACTTAATCATTTCAAGACCCATGACTTTCATCTTAGGTTCTTTATATTGAACGCCTTCATTGTTGTAGATGTTTAGAATGTAACGCTTCTTTGCAGTCCAGATACCTTTATCTGCAAGAGCCTCACGTTTCATTTGCATCTTTTGGTCATACGCATGAACATATGAAGCAAGGTTCTGATAACTAGCATCAATAAACGGTTGTATTTTATCTTCACAGACTTTGTCCATGAAGGAGATAACTTGATTAACCTCTTTCTCACCAGAATACACTTTATCAACAAGTGGACCAAGGTTGAGATAAATCGAATCTGTATCAGCGGCGATAACATAATCATTTTCAGTCTTCAATAACTTATTTAAATATCTATTCAATTCACCTTCAATCCAACGAATAGATAATTGACCGGCAAGAGTTACTGCAAGTGCCATTCTCAAATCATAGAATCGAAAGTACTTAGAGCCGAGAGCGCCATATGCGGAGTTTAATGAAACCTTCTTTGCGAGTTGCAGGTTGTCATATCTAGAAATTCTGTTATAAATCTCAAGTTTTTTCACTTCATCATTTTCGATCTCATACTCTTTTTTCGCTTGAATCATCAACTTCTTAAACTTCTTGCGATCTTCATACATTTCTTCCAACATCTTAGGCAAGAAGCCTTGTCGGTCGGTCCTAAACATCTGTCCGTTGGGTGTAAGTGTGCATTCCAATGTACCAAGAAAGGAGGTGTCAATTGATTTATTCAACATATTTTCAACATTGACTTTACCAATTTCTTTTTCAAATAATTCTATGGCCTGAAGTTCTTTTTCAAGTTCTTCGCTTGTTAATTCTTTTACATTACGAAACATTATTTACACCACTTCTTTCTATTCTCATTCACAGTCAATATCTGTAAGTTGTCCGGATGATGTAAACCGCCTTTTGCAATTGCTTGTATGTGGTCTACTTCATGTCCTTTAGGACAAATCAAATAATATTCTTGCATCTTTTTCTTTTCTTCTTTACTTAATTTTGGAGTTTGATTCCGTATTCTGGCTCTACGCCTTGCGGCAATTTCATTTCTGATTTTACGTTTGTGTTCTTCACCCAAATACCTACTTTTTTGGGCACATGAATAACTACAATATTTTGAATCATATTTCACACTTTCAGTCCGAAACTTCTGTGTTTCATATTCATTATTACAATGTAAACACTTCAACAAGGCCTTTCGTTCTTTATTTTTACATTCTAAATCAAAAGGCTTCTTAATGTCAAATTTTTGTAAGTATTTTTTAATATTGGCATCTGAACAACCAAAGTATCCAGCAACTTCATTTCTTCTCATATTTTTTGTAATAAACAATTCGTAGAGTTTATCTTTAGTGATATTGTATTTCATTGATTCTCCTAATAAGTAACCACATCTACTTATTTAGTATTTCTCAACTTCAACTCCTCAATTATTTTGTGTTTTCTTTCATCAATATTACTTTTATCCACAACATTTTCAGGACTTATGGAATATTGCATCATCAAGTGCGGATACAAACTGTTCAAGTCAAACGAGGCGATCCAATTGTGTTTACCAACTTGTGGATCTTTTACGAATGCACCTTCAAACGCTTCATCTTTAAACTTTTTTTCTTTGGGCGGAACAACGATGTTCTTACTCAAAAGATAATTGTATATCAAAGCATCCCACATACGAGTCTGTGCAAAGATATCTTCAAAGTTTGTTTTCGTATCATAGCCAAGAGTTAAACCCAACTCAATAAGTTTTAGTTTGTCCTCAAGTTTGAAAATCAACTCAACGTCTTTGATGTTATAATCAATAAACTTTTGAAAGTTTAATCGATACAAGGCATGTAAACTATCAAACTCATCATATGATAGTTTATTTTCACCAATCTCTACGTTTGCAATATTATCAAGGCGATAAGATTCTTGTGAACGGCCGCCTGGCGCATACCATCTATACAACTCAATATAATCTAATACAGAGATGCCAATCAGATCATATGCAACAAAGTTTTTGTTATTCACGATAACATTACGACTATTGATTAATGACCATGGAGATAATTTCTTATACACATTCTCATCAAACAATTTTTGAAATCTGTTAATGAGATAAGGAATATCAAAGAACTTAATATTCCAACCAGAGATAACATCTGGTGCATTCTCATGCCAGAAGTCTAGAAACTTCTTACAGAGGTCATATTCATCACGGCATTTACTATAAGTTACATCATCACGTTCATTATTATAATCACCACAACCCCAAACATAGCTCATGCCGTTCATGTACTTCACACAAATGGCTGTAACTGGTTCATTTGCTTGATATGGATCGGGAAACCCATTCTCAGAACCAACTTCAATATCGATTACTGCAATAGAGATATCATCAAGTTTCCAATCAATCATACCTTTAAATTCATCTGCAATGAATGAATAGGCAAAACTATTATTACCATAGATTCTGAAGTTCTTTACTTCTTCATATCGGTTAATAAAATCACGAGCTTCACGGATGTTTTCAAACTTCATTGGCTCAAGATATTCACCTTCTAGATTTTTGAAATCAGTTGGTTTGTTAGAAGGCAAATACAAAGTAGGCGTGTAAGCTACTTTTAACTTAACACGCCTACCATTTTTGACACCACGATAATAAATTGTGTTGCCAAGAGAGGCAACATTTGTGTAATAATTATTCATTCATACATTATATCAGAATTTTGGGAGAGTAGAGGCAATTTGAATGCCTGAACCAAAAAGTTTGCTGTATTGATTTTCCAATTCAACCATTGGTGTTGTGATGCAAAGAATATCACCCATTTTGATTTTGATACCAGTTTTGAATTCGTTAGAAAATTGTAGGAATGGAACAAACGCCATGTTTGCGCCTTGTTCACCTGGTTGACCTGGTTGCATTACAACCTGCACAGAGTTTATCATTGTGATTGTATCATCATCAATACAATCAACATCAGCCATAATAGTATGGTTGGTTTTAAATGTGATTAATTTAATTGACACGGATTCTGGCCTCCGCATCAATTACACCAATTGTTACCCAGCGTTTTGGGAACAACATCTCACGATTCTCATAATCGTGGAAGTCTAAAGTTGGATCTCTCATCCAACCAAGAACCTCGACCTTATTGTCGAAGTCACGAAGGTACAAATCGTACCGATCTGCCTGAGGCAGTCTATATTCATTCACCAGTTTTCTGGCAAGGTCACGAACATTCATATTCATCCTTTTCTATTACACAAGAGTCTATTATACAACAGAAACAATCATAAGTCAAGCTTATATGTGGCAAAGTTCCACGTTGCATTTTTCTAAAAATTCAATACCAAGAGTATCTCGGTATGAATGCCGATAGTACACAGAGTTTATACCTGATTGGTAAATTAATTTAGCACAATCAAGACAGGGTGCATGTGTCACAAATATTGTTGCACCATCTGTAGAGTTGGTAGATTTAGCTACCTTTGCAATCGCATTAGTTTCCGCATGGAGAACTTCTGCTTTAGACTTGTTATATTCATCTTCACATTCATTTGTCCAACCAGAAGGCATGCCATTGTAACCAATACCAATAATAGTATTGTCTTTTACGATAACACAACCAACATGAAGTCTTTTTGCTGAAGACAATTCAGCATAGACTTCGGCTGCATTCATGTGTGCATCAATGAATTTTTCTTTCATTCTAGAAACGCCAACGGTACTTCTATCTTACGCAAACCATTTGCATAGAAGAAGAATGGTACAAATCTTTCATTTAAGAAACCAGGATATCTCCATGGATTAATTTCAGTGCAGTTATATTGTTTTTTACTTTTATCAGGGAATGTTTCAGAGCAATTACTCCAAATGAATTCCATAATATAGAAATATTCATTCACAAGTTGTTTGAATAAGTGTCTAGGTAAAATATAAACACATTCATAATTACAAATACTGTAATCAGTAAACCATAACATGTGTTTACGATAACTAGGATTTACCTTTTGAATACCTTCTTTAAATAGATTCCAATATTCAGGCAGTTGTGATTCTAAGTATTGATTCTCGATAGAATTGTTCATCATACGATAACGACTACAAACAACATCAGCTGATTGTAAGTATCTTAATGCGGCTTCTTTTTGAGATTCAGATGTTAGTATCTTGCATGAATCAACAGTAGACGGTACATGAAGTTTTTCACCCACATATCCAACACCGTGTTCAATTTCTAGGTATCTACGATATGATCCAACACCAAGATATTCTGAATCAGTATCATTGTTGGCAAGATAGTAATCAGTTGCTTGTTGGCCGATAGCTTTGAGAAAATCAAGTTCATCGACATGTGAATAATAATGGCGATACTTGCTAATATTATTCTTTCCACTATTTACATTTATGTATTCACCATTGGGACTTGGTGGATGCCATTCATATGCACCACGACCTCCTGCGTAAGAAGCCTTCACCCAACTTGAATCAAAATTAAAAGCATACTCTTTGTGAGTATGTATCATCATATTAATATTCATAATAATCCTAAATGGGGGCAGAAGCCCCCACAGTTTAAGCTGTCACTTCTTCTTGAAGCAACTTTGGTTGAAACAGTTTCAGATCGGATTCGATTTGAATTTTACGAGGTTTCTTGTGATCCGGAATAATATTTTCTAGACCAATACGAAGAATGCCATCTTTAAATTCAGCACCACGAACTTCAATAGTTTCCATTAAACGAATTTTCTTGGTAAATGCCCGTGTAGCAATACCACGATACACATACTCAAGACCTTCTTTGTCTT